GCGCAATGTTGGCCGACCTGGCGGTGATGCTTGCTGCCGTACTGCTGGCAAGCCCCGCCAGATACCCAGCGAACGACGCAGCAACTTTACCGCCCATAACCACGGCGAGCACGTTGAAATGCTCGACCAGGAAGCCCACAGCGGAGCCAATGGTTTCGAGCGCACCATTGTCGGCCATATCGGTCAGGCGATGCGTGACGCTCTCGATGCTTGGCAACAATCCCACGACTAACTGGCGCGCTGCCCCGTCGAAGGATCCTTCCAGATTTTTGATGGCGACGTTCGCCTGCACCAGACGATCGACTTGAAAGTCGCTGAGAATCCGTCCGGTTTTTTCCGCCTGATCACCAAACTGCTTGAAACCTTCGCCATTGTTTTTCAGCAGAGGAATCAGCCCGGTCGCCTCATCAGCCATGGCCTCCATGTAGGTGGTCATCTGCTGCTGACTTAAACCGGCCTTTTCAAGCGAGTTGTAATAGAGCTGCAAAGCCTGCGGCCCTGAGAGGTTGGCAAACTGCTGCGCGGTTACCCCGACGCGCGGTGCAATCTCCTTGAAGAAATCCGCCATCTCACCGCCGCCACGCTGGATGAATTCACCCACCCGATCGTTGGTATCCTTGAGAATGTCAGACAGCTTTTCCTGTTCGATACCTACAGTCTTGGCACCGGCTGCCAGGCGCTGAAAATCCGATACAGAGGTGTTCGAAAGCGCGGCGAGGTTCTTGACCTCCTGAGCGTACTCGGTGGTCTTAACGGTGATGGCGACCAGACCGGCGACAGAGGCCGCTGCGGCGATACCGAGTCCGGTAAATGCATTGCTGACCGCTTTCTGCAGGACACTAGCGTTGGCCTCGGTGCGGTCAAACGCCTTATCCACCTGACCCAGACTGGAATCGATCTTGTTAGCGGCTTGCGCTACCGAGGCTTCGCCGCGTGCGATTTCCTGGCGCAGTTGAGCGGTGGTGGCCTCAATTCTGACCAACATCCCTTGAACGTCGGCATCAGCCATTTCCTATCCTCCAGGCGTAAAAAAACCCGCCGAGGCGGGTGTCTGTCACAGCGATTACTTGGCGTCCTTGCGGCTCATGGCGGCAACGCGGAAACCCATCTTGACCTCCTTGGCGACGTTGACGGCCTCTGGCTTATCCGGCGCCTTACCGAACGGGTTGGTATCGATCAGGAACTGACGCTTGGACTCCCATGCCATCAGAATTTCGATCACCGGCGTATCCCATGCCTCCGAGGGCGGCCAGCCCAGCCAGCCGGTAGCAATCTTGAACACATCGTCCACATAGCTGCCGTTGCTCTCGCGGGCTATTCGTTTCCCACGCCGGCCTCTTGCTCAAGTTCTTCCTTCGACTTGCCGCCAGGGTTGAGCAGCGCACGTACGAAAGGCACTACCTGCGAGCCGACTTCGTCAACGCCGCCCTCGAAAACAGCCTCTTCGACCGCTTCTAGCTCCTTGCGCTTCGTGGTATCGACCCCGGAGCCTGCGGCGATGACGAATGCGATGCCACCCAGGTTGGCCGAACCGATGACCTGCAGGGCGGGGAGCAGTCCGCCAAAACGCCCCTCGATCGCACGCACTGCGCGCAGGGAAGGCTTCAACGTGTAGGTCGCAGAGCCAGCGATGATCTCAGTGGTGCCGTGGTTGGTTTTGGACATGATTAATCTCGGTATGCGGAAAATGAGTACGCCCTGTGTGCCAGGGCGCCGAACTTGTTCAAGGAATTAAGCGGCAGGCGATTCGTAGATTTCTGAGTTGATCCCCAGAGAAACGGTGCGCTTCAAGACACCTTCGACGGTGATGCCGGTCTTCTTGTTGCTCATGACTTTCGCGGCGAAGTAGTCCGTTTGACCGTCGACGTAGACAACTTTGATCGGATAATCGAAGCGGGACCGATCTATGAAAGCTGCAACGACAGCCAGCTGACCTGCATCACCCGCATCGAAGCCAATGCTGAGTTCGCAGGTGCCCGCGTCAGCAAGGCCCTTCAGGTGCCGGGCACGTCCGGAAGCAAGTGACGAGAAGGTCACATCATTGATCGTGTCGCCGTAGTCACCGATGCTTTCAACCTCGCCAATCTCGACGTAGGTCAGTCCTTTGAGCTGAGTCAGTGCCGCCGTGCGATCCTTGGGAAGGTCAGCGGTCAGGCGCGGACCGATGTGGATTCGCGTGCTGGCACCCGTGTTAATAGTCATAGGTAGTCCTCCTGGGACAGGTGAAAAGCCGCAGCGCGGCGTGAGTATTGGGCTTAGTGTTCGGTGAGAATGCGCAGCGTGACGCTGCCTTGGTACGTTTCACCGTCAGGCTCTCGCTGAGCCTGTTTGCGATCGACACGGATTGAAATCACGCGACCGGCATCAAGCGGCAATGGCCGCTCATGCAAGGCAGTGTCGATTTCAGACATCAGGCGCTTGATCTCTTCCTGCCCCTTAAAATCGCTCCACACCGATAGGTAAAAGAACCGTAGATCGCGCCGCTTGCTCAACGTATCCACGTTGGTGGAAATTTCAGAATCGATCGACACGTACGGCTTGGCTTCATTCATGGGTGCCCCGTCGAACACCGGACATGAAAGCTCCGATTCCAACCTGGCGAACAGCGCCACTTGCAGGGCGAATGAGGGATCAGCCATCGGTCACCCCTTCGCTTGCGCGCCTGAGCGTATTGCTCACGGCAGCGCGGATGTCTGCCAAGATGACTTCCCGATTGACGTCATACGCAGGCCGCAGCCACGGGTGTGCAGGTCGTGCAGGAATGTCCGGGTATTTGCCAAAAAAATTCGAGCCATCGGATTTATTGGTTGCCCGCTTGTTCCGTCCGCCTGATCGCTTGCCTTCGGTATACGCCTTGGTGCCGTATTCGATGAAGCGCAAGTAAAAGTACCGCTTGTTCGCCTTACGGCCACGCAGGCCGATCTGAGCATCCAGACCGCTTTTGGAGACAAAGGCCGATAACGCCGCCGCGCCCTCCCCCGTATCCTTGGGAATCAGCTGCTGCATCGTCCCCAGCACCTTATCAGCCGCTTTCTGCATCGCTGGGCGCAGCTCATTGTCGATGTTCTGGTGAATGTTGCGCAGCGTCCGACGCAACTTGAAGTCACCAGAAAGCCGTGAACGACGGGCCATGACTACTCACCTTCAGCGGGCTTGCGCTTCGCTGACGATTTGTCTTCAACCCGCTCGGCGACCTTCCGGTCAATCAGCTCTTGAGCCTTGTCAGCAGGTACGTCGAACTCAGTGCCCTGCTCGACGCTAAGGTCTGGGCCTGAGAGATTGCCCAATGCACGTAGTTTCATAGCGGCGTGTTCTCCTTATGGGTTTACAACGTTGGAACAGAGCAGTCTGAGCATGACCCGCCCTGCGTCCGGCAACGCGGCCTCGATCAGGTAGGTATCACTGGCGCAGGAAACGCGCATCCCAGCCACAATGGATTTACGGAAGCGGACCCGGATCTCAGCGGTGACCACCGCAGTCATCTGGTCGGCCACAGCAGCGATCCGACCCGTGGGAATGGTAATCTCGGCCCAAGCCTTGCCCACCTCTTTCCAGGTTTCAGATGCACCGCCGCCGGGCCGCTTCTCTCTGTCCGATTTAAGCAATGAACAACGACGATCCAGTGGACCTACTCGCATATCAGAACCTCGGCGGTACGGTGATCGGGGCCAGCAACGTATCCAGCATGGATGACGGCAGTTCAGCGAGCGTTGCGCCAACCACTAACGTCTCCCGGTTCTCATGCGCGGTGGCTGCCTGCATCAGCAACCAGGTACGCACAGAGGGATACACATCAAGGTCGGTACCGGCGTGGTAACGGATCAGCAGTTCGCCGTTCGGACGTCCGTCCGGGAAATACAGAAAGCTCTCCCGGCCCCGGTTACGCAGACAATGCGCAACAGTCAGTTCGACAACTGAACCGTCGCCCTGAATCTGGCTGATCGACACCACGGCGGTGGCCTGGCCGACGTCGAGGGCATGACCGGAGCCGTAGTGCGCGGGCCACTCTTCGTCGTATTCGGCAAGCTGGATGCCAGCTCCTGTACGTTCTTCGGCCTGCGCGGTGACGCCGGGAATGATCAGGCCTTCGATCAGCTCTGGCACGGTGTCTTCTGGGTCCAGGCGGCACTGATAGGCCACCTGCGCCAGTGACAGCACCGGCTCACCGATGTAAGCGATGCGCCGGGCCATAGTCAGGGTTTCTCGTCGTCTGGATCGGTATCGCCAGTGCCGCCGTTTTCATCAGCAGCGGGTTCGGAGCCGGAGCCAGCGCCATCCGTGCTGTTTCCGGTCTCGTCCTGATCAACATCAGATCCAGAACCGGTACCGCTCGCCGCGATCGACGAAGGCTCAGGCAGCAGAGAGCTACCGGATGACGTCACAGGGTCCGGCTTGGCCGAGCCTCCGCGCTTGTTGGCTGGCTTATCCTTGCCGCCCTTCGGCTGGGACGCGGCCTGCGGATCCTTGACGACCTGCGCAGCGGCAGCGGTGATGCTGCTGTAGGAAGTCGCCACGCCACCACCGATCAATGATTCGGCGGTGTCTTTGTCGAACCCGGCCACGTCGCCGACGAAGTAGGTGCGCCAAGCCTTGGTGAATCGAACAATAGTTTTGTTGCTCATGATCAGTACCTCAGTCTAAGCATTGATGAAGGCCCTACCAGAGCGGCAGGGCCAACGGGGCTTTACATGTCTTTGCCCCACGTGATGCCGATACCGACGGCGACCGACTCAGGGTGACGCGGACCGAAGTCGTGCTTGCTGATCACCCGAATCAGCGTCTGATCGCGCTGGAAGGCGCTGACGGTTTCGCCGTTGGTGTCCTTGTAGGACGCCTCGGTACTGATCGCGACCGCGAGGGTGGTGTCCTCGCCGATGTAGCAGTCAGCAAAGTTGACGAAGTAAATTTCCGACTCGTTGCCGTTCGCGCCCAGGTTGACCGGGATCTGAGTGGTGAGGGAAACCGGGTAGCCTTTGAGTTGGCCTTGATCGATCTCCGGATACGCCTTGTTGCCGTTACCGTCGCGCAGTGCACCGAGGAACCGGATGGTGCGAGGCGCCATCAACCAGCCGCACCCGGCCAGATCAACGTTCGCGGCTTCCAGTCTCAGCATGATGCCGGACAGGTACATCTCGATAACCTGCAGATCGGTACTCGCAGGCGCGATCACCACGTTGAAGGCAGGCGCCCAGTAACGGAGACCTTTGGGCAGGATGTCGCTGCCTGCACTACGGATGAAGTGCAAGTCTTCCGACAAGCCCATGCTGGTCGCCAGGTCGCTGCTGACCTGACCGTCGATACGCGGGTTAACGCCCGAATACGCCAGCAGGTCATTGGAGATCGGGACCAGGGCAGCAGCCTTTTTCGAGGAAAGCTTCAAGTCGCCGAACTGCATGGTGGTGACCGGTGCATCGGTATCAGAGCCGATGTACGCCACCTGAGTGTTGCCGATAATGCGCGGCATGGTGAGGTTACCGTTGTTGAGCGGCAGGCTCACGGCGCCACGCTTACGGACCACGGACTTGGGGCGTAGGGACTCGATCACGCTGGTACTGAAATTCTCCGGTACCAGCACGCCGCCAGACGCGGGGGTCACGGTAGACAGGGCCATATGAACATCAGCACCATAACCGCCGGTCTTCGCCATCTCAGCAGCAGCGTGCTGATTGCCTTGGGCCTGTACCAGCAAGCGCACCATCTGCGCCATGGCAACGCCCGGTTGCGTGGTCTGGTTGAACGGGCCTGAGATATGGCCCGTCGGGTTGTTGAGGTTGTGAGGGTCTTCGTTCAACGGTTTCGCGGTGGCCGCCGCCAGACGCTCTGCCGTTTCAGCCCGAGCCAGCTTTTCGGTCAGTGCGTTGAACTGAGCTTCCAGTTGGGCAAACTGGGTGAGCTGCTCGCCGGTAAGTGCACCGCCGTCCGTTTCAATCTTCGCCAGCGCCTGAATCGAGGCGTTCAGCGTGGCGCGTTCGCTGCGCATTTGAGTTACAAGGGACATGTTGCCTCCTGGGCATAAAAAAACCCGCCGAAGCGGGTTGTTGATAGCTGCCGCGAACGCGGTCAGAGTCTTGCTTGAATGTTCATCGCCGACGCCCGAAGGCCAATCCGGCTTCCCTGCCGCTGCATCCGGCTTTGCGCCACGGCGCGAGACAGATCGTCCACTGCGTCCTGCGGGCTTTGCAGGCGATCGGCGAAGCCAACGCTGATGCCGGACTGCCCTCGATACAGACCGGCCTCTGTCGCCCGTACCGCCTCGACGCTCATGCCGCGATAGTCAGCGACGGCACTGGTGAACAACTGGTAGCTCTCTTGCACCAAATCATTGAGCACGCGGATCGATTGGTCCGTCAGAGGCTCATTCGGACTGAGGTCGTTCTTGTGCGCACCGGCGTACACCGTCGTGACCTTCACACCAGCAGTTTCCAACTGCCTGGAGCGCTCCATATGGCTGGCGATTACGCCCACCGAACCGACGCCGCTGGTCTGGCTGACCACCAGCTCACTGCAGGCCGCCCCGATGAGATAGCCGCCGCTGTAGGCCATGAAGTTGACGATGCCGGTGATTGGCTTGATCTGGGCCATGGCCCGGATGTCTGCCGCCAGTTCGAATGCGCCTACGGCGGAACCACCCGGCGTATCGATATCCAGCACGATGCGCTCGACCATAGGATCAGCAACCGCCCGACGCAGCTGCTGCCGCAGGCCCTCGTAGCTGGTCATGGTTTCGCAGACGTTGACGTGAGCACCGCGGCTAACCAGAAAGCCGTGAACGGGCAGTACTTGCACGCCTGTTGATTCAAGTGCAGCGCGCTCCCGTTCGGCCTGCATGTTGGCCCGATCCTCTGACTCGTCGTCATAGAACCCGAGGTTCGCCGCACCGGCAGGCGCCAGATTGATGATGTTGAGGTTCATTGCCTGGTTAGCCCAGCGCACGCCCAGATCGAGCATGTCAGGCGTCAGCAGCAACGGTTGGTTGAAGAGCAGTCCGGATGCCCGGAGGTGATGTTTCATTGTGCAAGCATCCTTTCGATATCGCGCTGTTGCAGCTCCAGCTGCGCCCGCACCTTTGGATCATTGAGATCAGGCTGTCCCTTCCCTGCGCCAACCATGTTCAGCGGCTGTAGATAAACATCGCCGCCTTCTACCGGCGGCATGTTCTCCAAGCGGCGGATGTCGTTGACCGATAGCCAACCCCACTGCCGGCCAATGGCGTAGGACTCATACCGGCTTTTCTGGTCGCCGCGCAGCAGGCCCGCCATATTGAATTCGATGAAGTAATCACGACGATCCTGCGGCAGCAGGAAGTCGCGCATCATCGACTGTTCATGCCGTTTGACCCACGGCAGCAGGCCGAACACGACGAACTGAATCAGCAGTTGTTCGATGGTGTTGTAGTTGGCCTTATCGAGGTCGTTGACCATCGGCAGCGGGATTTTGTAGATCCGCGCGCAGTCGACACCCGACAGCTTGAGGATGTCGACGATTTCTGCGTCGACGTTGGTCATCGAGACCGGCTTGAAGGTCATGCCCTCCTGCAGCATGGCGACTTTCTTGGCGTTATCCATGCCGCCGAACTTGTTGCCCCACTGGTCCAGAACGCGATCAATCGACCCCTGATCCTTGATCGACGGTGCCTCGCGCGGACGCTCGATCACACCCGATACCGTCACACCATTGGCAAACGACTTACCGGTGTACTGCCTGACCGCCTGGGCAAGGCCAACGGCTTCGGCATGCAGCAGGATCGGTGACAGCCCCTCATAAAAATTGTGGGACTGCCAACGGACATGATGTATCAGACGCATCGGCAACCGATCCTGCAGGGTTCCGACCTGGTAATACGGCAGCATGTCGCCGCCCTTGTAGATGGTTACCTTGTCGTTGTGGATCGGCCAGAGCGCCGCCACGTTGCCATCGTCACGCCGGTCAATGAAGCTGTAGCTGTTACCCCGCAGACCCGCCGCCATCTGACTGCCTTCGCGATGCTCGTAAGGCGTCTGAAAAGCGTTGGGCTGGTAACGCAGAACGTCGTACAGCGGGTGGTTGATTGCTGCATCCCGCTGGCCGTTGCCGCTGCGCCGGTACAGCTCAAGCGGCAACTGCGCGATGCTCTCAGCCAGCAGCGTGACGCAGTTCTGGATGATCGGTACCGCGAGCGCCGATTCCGGCGTAACCCTCGCGCCCGAGCTGCTGCGCCCGGACCCAATCAAGCCTTTCCAAACGTTTCCGTCGGGACTGGACACGACGCTCTGCGCCGATCCGCGTTGCTTGCTGAAGAACATCAGCCACCCCCGTCATGCATGGGTGCCGGAGCGGCAGCAGCCTTGTCAGCCACATAGGCCCACAGGAGCAGTCCCACACCCGCAACGATGAACGCCACCGGCACGTTGAGCATTGCCACCCCGGCGACCAGCAGGCCGAAGCCCAGCAGGCCAGCAACCCAGGCCACCAGTTCGAGAGATTTCATATGCCTGCACCTTCGTCGTAGATTGATTTGCCGCTGCCTTCAATAGCCGTTCCGCTAATGCCCGTTGCCATCAGCGCAGCGACGATGCCGTCAATGCGTCCGGTGGCCTTGGCCTTGTCGGCTTTGCGGTTGTTGGCCGGATCGCAGACGATCACCGCGTTGCCAGCGCACCAGGTCATCACTGGGTTTCCGTCATGACGCAGCGTTTCGACGTCGGGAATCTCGCTGACCACCTCGAAATCATCAGGACTCAGGTCAGTGAACTCCCCTTGATCCGGCTGATCGTCCTGCGGCGCGAGGCCCAGCAACCGCCGCTCGAACTCGTCTACGGCCGGCCCCATTTCCTTGAAGCCTTGACCGAACGGCACCATTTCCGGCAACTCAATGTCATGCTCGATCATCAGTTGCTTGAGATCTTCGATCCGCCAACGGTCGTATCCGATCTTGCGCACGTCGAAATACGCGCAGATGGTTTGCAACCGGCGCAGCACATGCAGCTTGCTGATCGCACGCCCGGGCGTGGTTTCCAGATCGCCGTTCTTGATCCAGAGCGCATACGGCACCTTGTCGCGCTTTTCACGCTCGGCGAGGTCGTGGTCCGGGATCCAGAAATACGGCAGCAGACGCCAGTGCGGGTCCGCCGCTGTGGGATAAAACAGCAGCACGAACGAAGTCAGGTCGGTGGTGCTGGACAAGTCGAGGCCCGCAACGCATGGCCGATCCCGAAGCAGGCGCATCCGAACCTTTTCCTCTGACTGGCTCCATACCTCCCACGAGATCCACGGCGATTCCGCCTGCGTCCACTGACAGAAGTTCAGGCGCCGGATCACCGATTCTTGCGCGGGCAGGCCACGTGCCGACTGCACCTGCTCACGCAGATATTTGCGGCCAGGAATCCCGTCCGTTTGCCCTTCGGCGATGAAGTCCAGCGATGGGTTCACCTTGGGCCAACAGCGCTCATCCTTGAGCGGATCGTCGCCTTCGTCCAACGAGCAGATGAAGGCAAAAAAGCTGTCGTCGTGCTCCTGCCCGGAGCAGATACGAACGCCCAATTCGTGATACTGACCGCACACCGTCTTCTTGTCCGACCCGCTGTTGGTGATCATGACCACCATCGCCTTGCGCCGGTTCTTCGTGCCCGCGCGCATCATGTTCACGGTGGTAGCGTTCTTGTGTTCGTGGAGCTCATCCAGCAGCCCGATGTGAGGCCGGGGGCCGGACTGCCCTTCGTCCGCGCTGATCGGTTTGAAGAACGACTTCGTGTTCGGGTAGTAAAGGTTCCAGACCTTCTCGTTTCGACCCGACTGCACGACGCGGCTGGCCATGTGAGGCGACATATTCACCATGCTCACCGCATCCCGAAACAGGATCATGGCCTGATCGTGCTTCGTCGCAGCAGCGTAGATTTCAGCGCGGTTCTCATCGTCTGCCGCCAGACCGTACAGACCGATACCAGCCACCAGCGGGCTTTTCCCTGACCCCTTGCCCGTCTCGATGTACGCCAGGCGAAAGCGCCGGTACCCGTCTTCTGTCATCCAGCCAAACAGACTGCCGACAACGAAGGCTTGCCACGGCGCGAGGAAAAACGGCATCCCCTCATACTCGCCGCCATTGAGGCAAAGCACTTCCTCGAAAAACCCGATCGCACGATCAGCGGCTTCCTGAACCCAGATCAACCCACGCTCCGGGCCGTGCTCAATGTCGCGCAAGTGCCGGGCGCAGGCGTTACGGATATCCGGCCCGGCAACGATTTCATCCGCCAGTACGGCATGAGCGAAGGCCGCCACCCGGTCAACTGAAGTATCGAGCTGCGGCGTCTCGTTGCTCATTTGGGAAAAGCTCACCTTGTGGCGCCGGGGCCGTTTTCAGATTGCGCCGGGCCATGGGTGAAAACCCGAACTGCGCGCCAGCGGCATTCGCGCGCTTCTCAGCGTCATTCGCCAACTGCCGAAGGACGTGCATTTGCTGCGCGCCAGTTTTAAAGGTCTGCACATCGCCCCCCAGCTCGTCGTCCGAAGCCGCATTGCGCTTGGCGATCAGGCGCTGGTAACGAAGCCAATCGGCGTACGCCTGGCAGTAAGTCGCCAGTGCCATCTGATCCAGCGTCGAGATCAGGCCCAGAGCGGTAAGGTCTGGAACCAATCGCTCCCATTCGGCCACCGCATCATCGCTGAGCACATCAGGCATGGGGGGAGCCGCTACCGGCACAGCAGGTGACTTGATTTCCTCGATCAGCTCATCGAAGTTTTTCTTGCTGCGATTCCCCTGCAGAATGTGCAATGATGCGGGCTTGCCTGGACGCCCGGAATTTCCGTTTCCTGCCATGTCAAACCTCCTAAAATTCGATACCCCCCCTCTCCATTTTTCCCGCATTTTGCGGACGGAGGGCGAGAGGCGGTCTAGTGTTGGATAGGAGAAAACTTTTTCACCCCCCCCTACCCATTGGAATCCCCTATCGCACCATTTCAGTGCAAAACTCATGGGTATCCGAGGTCATCGCCGATTCCAATGATGATTGGGGTCGAGCGGTCTTCCCGACTCAGTGCATCCCACCATTCGCCCGGATTTCTCCAGTCGCTGCTTGGTGGAGTCGTGGCATAGCTTGCAGAGCGGCTGCCAATTGCTCTCACTCCAGAACAGTTTCCACGCCGTTTTGATCCGGTCAGGATCTGCGCTCGCCTTGGCGTCTTTCAGCTTGGGAGCGACCTTGTGGTCGACAACGATGGCCGCAACAGGCCGCAGATCGGTCGAGCACATGCAGCACAGCGGGTGCTCACGAAGGAACGCGTCGCGAGACTTCTGCCACCGATAGCCATAACCGCGAGCAGCGCTGCTGGTTCGATCAGGACTATCCATCAACTGATCTTCCAGACTTGAGCCAAGTTGCCGCCGCTCTGGTACACCGAGCCGACGAACACGGCGAGGATCGCAACCAGCGGCCAGGACGGCGCGGGCATGACCAGCAGCCCTTGGGCGATGTACATCATCACCGCACCGGCGCTCGCCATGACCAGCCATGCGAGGCAGCTCATGTTGCGGCGGAACCGCGTGCCCCTGCGCCGAAACGTAAACAACCGAACAAACAGCCCGAGGCACAACCAGAAAGTGGCCTGAGTGAGAATTGCGGGTATCAACGGATTATCCATCCTGACCTCCAGGCTGATCAGCGCCGAGTCTGCCCCGGCGTTTGATTGCAGCGAGTGCAACGGTCACTACCAGCACCGCTGCTCCAAACGCTGCCGGACCGGAATACTTGAATGGGCGAATGCCCCAGATCTCGAAGTCCACCAAAGCGGGTGCGAAGAGATAGCCCATGACGAACGACACGAGCAGGAAGACAACGCGCTTCCAAACGGGCAGTTCCTCGGTGGTGGTGAAGAACACCAGCGCGCCCGCGAGCGCGCCAATTGCAGCCAAGGTATCGAACCCGGTTACAACACCGGCCAAGCCGGCACCGGCGGCACCGGCTACAACGACAGATGCGGTCGTGCTCGCTGGCTCGCCCATGCTCGTACTCCAATGCAGCTACCCAAGGGGCGGAAATAGAAAACCCCGCCGAAGCGGGGTTGGTGACGGCCTGGGGATGGCCGGGTAACGCTGCACAGCACTGTGCTCAATGGGCGATCTACCTAAGCGGTTCTCGCATATCGTGGTGACTTTTTACCTGCGTCCGGAAAAACCGAAAAGCACTGTTTAACGGTAGGTTCGAGTTCGACACGACTTTGGCATGAGTTCGACCCGAGTTCGACAAGATGCCCTGACTGACGGTCATTCGGCAGTGATCCGCGCACTCGCTACGCGCAGGTGCATGTTCGGCTGCTTCGTGGAGGAATAACCTCTATTCTCACCGCTGCGCACTGTCAGAGTCAGCATCACCTGTTGATGCAAACGTGCCACCCAGTTGCGGTAGGTGCGATCAGCTCCCTCGGGAATACCGACCTCGCGCATCTGCTCGCGAACCGGCACTTGGTGGAGATACCTGCACCGAGCGAGCTTGGCCAGCGCCTGCCCCTTCGGCCCGTCCCGATCCAGCTTCGCAACAGCAGCCTCGATCTCACTCCCTACCTGATCCATGCCGGTGCCACCCGCAATGATTCGGGAGCCAGGTACGCCACGCGGTGCGCAGCCCTTCCACTGCATGATCGATCCCATCTGGCTGCCAATGCCGGCCCCTAGGCCGTACCGATTGCGTTGCTCGCCCCAATGCAGCATCAACTCCTCGATTTCCTTGATCATCACCAAACCCCCAACAAAACATCGACCCAACACAAAAAACCCATACCCAACACAAACCCGACACACAACAAACCCTTTAAAAACAGACTCTTAATTGACGTTGTGTTGGGTGTGTTGGGTTTGTTGGGTTTTTCAGGGATCGCATGGGAAAAAGTTATCTGCCTCGAATTGCTTAAAATAATCTGCGTATACACGCCCGCGCGCGCGTAAACCCAACACACCCAACACACACGTCTGCAGGCCACGGATTTAGGGGCCGCGCACTGTGTCGGGTTGTTGAAACGTACCCAACACGCAGCCGACACACCCAACACACTTACAAGGGTTTTCATGCGGCCACCGCCTTCACGTGATCCCAAGCGTCCACATTCCAGCCAGCGAGACGCGCACTGGCGCGCCAGGTATCGACCGTCTTGCCCAGATCGGCTGCCTTGAGTGATGGGGCGAGGGAAGCATCGGGATCATCAGGAAAGAAGAACGCTCCGAATTTGCGGTCGTTGCGTTCCGTCCAGGGCAATGACCGAGATTTCTCAACCTCGGAACTGAGGAACAAAGAAAACTTTGTCTGGCTCATCGCGTGCTCCTTGTTGCGCTGACACCATTCGATGAACAGCGCATACAGATCACTGGTGAGACACACGCCCCATAGGCCACGGCCTAATTCGCCGATTTTCCAAAGCTGCAGGAAGGTCTGCCACCCGGCCCGACTGAGCGCTACCAACCGCTCGCGCGCGGCTGTGCTCGGCGGTCTGGTCCGCTGGTTGAAGTCGCCAAGATCGACCCGCAACAGCCAAGCGTATAGAGCCGCCACCCCACCGCTCTCCAGCTCCAGCCCTATAGCTTTCTGTCTGGCGACCGGCAGCGTCTCCATTGGCCACATCACCAACATACGGCGGTCACTTTCGCTAATGGGCCAAGGAAGAATCTCGTTGCTGAGGAACACAGCGTTCATGTGGTTGGATTCTTCCCAGCCATTGATGAATTTTGATTCCATCCGAACGGTTTTACCGGTGACCAAGTGCTTGATCTTGCCCACCTGGTTGTAACGCTGATCGCGACTGACGACTTCCTCGAAGACCGCCCAAAGCTTGCGGCTTTGCCAGGCGTTGAAGTTGCTCTCCAACTGAGTCTGTCCCACCGTGGCCGCGTACTGGCCGTACAGCGCGCCGAACGTATCGGCAAACAGCAGACTCTTACCCGAGCCCTCCATGGTGGAATGCATCAGCACGGCGGTGTCCATCTTGGCCCCGAGGTGCTGCAGTGGATACGCCAACCAGCGCTGGAGCCACTCCGTCGCGCCTTCGTCGTGGTTGCACAGAAACGAAATCAGCCACCGTAGGTTTGCACAGGCCTCATCGTTATCGGCAGGCTCAAGCGGCAAGCCCTCGAAGGTATTGATGTAAACACTGGGATCTTTGGTCATGGTCGGGTCAAAGACGATATGGTCAACGTCCACTACGCGGCGATCTGCGCTGTTAAGCCACAGGGCGTACGCATCACCCAAAGCCATCTTGACCGCGCCTTCCGGCACCCGCCGTTTCTTCTCACGGTCCCACACGTCCTTCGTTCCGTCGATGTAGACATAGCGGTCTACCGGGGCCATTCCCAG